ATGACTAACCAGGTAGCTTTAAAACCTGAACAAGCGAAACTTGATCGATTCTAAATCAATGAACTGAACCCCCGATTGATTCCGGAGGACCCTAGTGTTCAAATAGGGTGACCATTCATTAATATAAACTCACAGAGGTGTAAAACTCTGCTTGTAAGAATCAATCAGTCTAGAACTGAATTGTAAGAAACAGATATAGGCGCGGGTGCGTATAAGAAGCCCAATGAAAAATCATCGGCAACTGCACGCTGAAAACCGTAATCTGTTGTATCCGTTGTAATCACACTAGAAGTGTATGGTTTCAACGTCATGACAACAGGAAAACGTTCAAGAAAATTAGCAGGAAAATTCGTATCGTACGAAACCCTGGTGATATGAGTACCCTGATAATAAGGTACACGAAGGTCAATAAAACCTTCCAATGTGGGGACCACAGGTACTTGACGTTGATAACGTCGACCCATGTTTCCACCACTTGAGAATGTATAGAACAATCTACTTGGAACTGTTGTAAAAGGTGAAATTGCAGTTAAATATTGCTTATCTGGCCGTGATGGAATCACACGAAGGTTAAAACCTCCCTTAGTGAAAGCATACATTGACATCAAAGCATCTATTATGTCTGCATTTTGATCTGTTGGAAAGACGCCCAATCTTTGTAAACGGGCAGAACCTACATCAACAGAAACACCTCGCGCATCAATAATATTGGTCAAAACACCAAAATACTGATATGACAACATTAATTGTTTTATTGACTTAACCATTTCACCAAAAGTAGCATGTAAAATGCCACCCATGGGCTTCGAACCATCCGAATTAATACCAACCAAAGTTCCCGTTTCCATCAAGTCTGAACGACCAGGCAATTCACCACCAGGGTAAAGAGCAGCAGTCGATAGACCTTGAGTCCGGATTATATCCTCTTCCTCAATTCGAGTAGCTAGTAACGTATCAACGGGTCGATATCCACACTGACTTGGGTAACCAAGCCTGACATTTGTCGCATGAAACTTTGTCTCCACATAGACTGTTGTTGGTGCAACTTCTGAAGTAGCCTTTAAAGGCACCTCTAAGAAGACCACAATTTGTCCAACAGAAGTCAAAGTTTCATCATTTGTGGGTGCCAAATCGTTGTTGACGCCCGCAACAAAAAGGAAAGGAGTTGCGGCAACCTCAGGGCATTTTGCCTGGTATGTCACTGTGTCACCAAAAACAACAACTGAAGAGTTGTTATCATCGATAGTCACAGTAGACAAATCAGTCAAACTAGTAGCACCTGGGATTACAGCAAAACGCAATCGAACATTATGAAACTTGGTCATAAATGCCTCAAAATCAAACACACAAGTGCCCATCCAATATCTAAATAGAGTGGCAATTGCTGTTTGATGTGACATGTACCATGCAGAACCAACATTGGTAAAGCCTGGACCTGCCGCCAAGAAATATTTCATCAAATCTATATTATACCGAGCTAGTACAGTACCAGCTGGCATTTCTGTAGATATTGGAAAAATATCTATTGTATTTGGGGCACGCATAATAAAATCTATAGACATTTCGTCTAAGGATGATCCATAGGAACCGTCATCTGTTTGTACAGTGTTACCTGTGCAAATAGTAAATTCATGCGAGTTAGCAACACCATCTGAAGTGACGGTAGAGATACCAGGCATTTGTTTAAACAAAGACGGAGGTGTGTCATTAACTGGTTTGGACCAGCCAAATGAAGAGAATATGTTGGCAAGAGCGCCAGCAATAGGACTTACAGCACTAGCTATATTACCAATTACTGGAACACCTGACAACATATTCGCTATCCCAGAAACTGCACCAGCAGTCTGGGATAACACCCCACTCTTTAAGAATCCGGTTGCTTCAGATATACCCTGAGCACGAATGTCAACAAATTTATCAGTTTTCATAATATCACGAAGAACAGCTAATTCAGCTTTCATCTCTTCAAATTCTTTTGTATGCAATTTTTCTTTGTTTCTTAAAACCAATTCCTCTGCAGTATCCAAACCAGTTGGATACTCAATGGAAATGTTTCTAAACTTAGCATACATTTGGTAATTCACAGCACCTCCAGCACTTGGTGTTAATCGGGAAAGGATAAGATATCCATTCCTTCCTATTCCAGTAACTAAATTTCTATGGGTGTAAGGTGAAATCCAAGGAAGAGTAATAGATGAATTTTGGTTCTTCGCAATGTTGATCGTAATATGTGGAGCTTGAGAAAGCTGCAAATAGTGTTGTACACGCAATGCAACTTGATCTAAATTCACATCAGGCAAATAAGTCAACCGGAGTCCACCCAATTGTGCTGGTTGTGCAGTAAGGACAAAAGTCACCTCTACAAAAGCACGAAAAGTGTAAAATCCAGATATCTTATTTGCTATCTGTTTCAAGCCCAACATTATATCAGGAAATACAAAAGTATCTAAGACTTCACCGGAGGCACCCCCTACGGGGATTACTCCATCAGCAATCTTATAAACTCTCTCTAGAAAATCCTTGATATTATGATCTCTCCCTTCTATCGCAGTCGTCTTAATTTCCTGTTCCAATTCAGTTTCAGCAGGTAAGGTCTGTTCTTGAACAGCTGTCACCTCCTGAAACGTCAAAATTTGTTCCGGTTTTAAAATCTGCTCATCAGCAGTATCAGAGGCTAATGACGCGCCAGTGGCAGAAGGCCCTCCAGCGGATCTCGTCATCCCTCTCATCTCCATATTTCCATTTCCTGTAGTTTCGGCAATACTTTAAAATTCAATAGTAAGTTCGTATCAATACATACTATCTACAGTTGGTACATTTAGCTTTTATTTTTATCGTCGCACACAAATGCACAATGGGGGTAAAAACCCCTCGACGTCGTGATTGTCCTCCATCTAATAATTACAACTATCATTAAAGATGGAATATATACAATCATAAATTACCAGGCTAGGAAGTCATCAACAAAATTGTTCAACTTGGGTTTGAGACCCAAATTTCTCTTCATCACTAACATGAGAAAATCGTTGTATGCCATAAATGGCATTTCAACTTTTCCCTCTAAGTCAGCTATATGAAGAGCTTCTCTTATTTTATTTGTCCAATATTTGTAAACTTCTTCCCCATGGTACACAAATTCCACACATGCAGTCTGAATGTTTTGCGCTAGTTGGTCGTATTTTTCATACTTGGTATCACACTTATCCCAATTCAACATCTCTAAAATAACAGTTAGCTCCAAAGGAGCAAACCATCTATTCAACGTTGGTTCAAAAACAAATTTTCTTTTCAAAATCGAAATTTCGTGTAACGTTCTAAACTCCTGTTTCCCAGTGGTCTTCAATTCATCAGTGAATTTATGACCAAGAGTGAGCATCTTCCGAGTTATATCATCTGGTGTTATTAATCCACGTAAATCATGGCTCAACACAGCAGTAATATCATCTCCATAGATACCAGCTCGAAAGTATTTATCAATATTCTTAATTATAACCATAGCTTTAACAACTTGGTCTTCATCTCCTTCGTTGATAATATCTCGTAACAAAAGTAATAAAGTATAGAAAAATAACAACCTACCATACATAGTATTTATAATTGTAGTTAATGGGTTTCCAGATGGTTGTGAATGTGTCAACATAAACAACAAATGACGGAAAAGCAAAATACAATTACATATACTACTCCACAATACATATGTAGTTAAATCATTAGTGCGTTTATATAACCTTTCAATTATTCGATAAACAACCCACAGCATCTGAAGAATCAAAGATCCATCAAAATTGCTATGGTCGCCTGCCAAAAAATTAGATTCATTCAAATCTGAAACTTCATTCAGATATTTTACAAATCTTGTCCAGTCATATGAATGCACATCAGATCCAACTAAAGATCCATTTCGTATCCGTTGTTTCATAAACGCTGCACAAAAGCCAAGAAAAAACATCCTAATAGCTATAGTGAAATGCATTGGTCCACCCGCAAAAATGCGAGTCTTACCAATATCCACTTTAGCAATAGGACGTCTCTCGTCCTTAAACAGCGCTGTAAAAACAACGGGGTCTCGTATTCCTTGTGATGCATGATCGAGTAAATCAGTCACGTCAGTCCTTAATTCTTTATTATTAATTTCTAACTCTCCGTCTTTACCCAACCATTGAGTCTTACCCTTTCCTTTCCTTGTCAGAACATAAGGGTAGCCAGGTGATGTTTGTCGATTCATTGAGGGGAGGTGTTCTTCACCAGGAACACCTCGAATCGCTTCTTCATAAGTCAACTTTCTCATCAAGTGTTGGTTTTCATCGTCAATAGCAAATGCTTTCACACCATAATCTTCCAGAATTTGGAGATCTTCCGGTGGAATATAAATATCATTTGGTCCAAAATATTTGTCCAAATTAAAATCCATATTCACCTTAGTTTCTCCATCTTCCGAAATAAAATCATGTAAATTAGCAGGTTTTGTTATTGGTTCTGTAACCAACCCATGAATCAAAGATTCACTTATTTGGGTTTGTTTAGCAGTGAATAAGGCCTGATTGACCTTACCCAAAGGGTAATATCCGGATGGTTTAAATCCAGCATTTGGTTTCCACTCCTCACGACCTAAAAGGTCAATATTAGGAGCAGAAACCAAACACTGAGGTCTAATACCACCCAATACTGCAGAAACTTCCTCCGAACTTAATGCTTGCGCATATCCTTTTCCTGAACTACCAGCTACATGGAAACCTAAAATCTTTTTAGGTAACCGTGCATCTAGAGCCATTATAGGAGCGCCACAACATCCGGGGAAAGTTTCTGCAATATACTCAAAATAATCGGTATAATGAATGATAGTATCATCATCACACCGAGCAGATATTTTTTCAGTTTTCGGTTTTCCTTGCACCACAAAGCGCAAGGATGATATCATATCTAAAGAGGACTTCCCTGTCCCCATCAAATCGAAACAAGTAAGTTGTGCCTGTATTATACCAAGATTATCCAATTGTTCACGCGTATTAAACATAGTCGTTATGTCAGCATGTGCATGAACATTATCAGGAAAGACTAGAAAAATCAAGTCTTTATAACGCCCATCATCATCTCTTATAGAAAAATTTTCAATATCTTTAAGAGGAATTTTATATGGGGCAACTAATGTTGGATTATCTAAATATACAAACACATCTTTCTTCAAACGAGTATCCACTAGGAGATGCCTAGCGGTAACAGCAACACGACCTTTAATAAAGGTGCAATGCATTGCTGTTGAAAAATCAGTATCATCAACTCTTATTCTATACAAATTTCTAAATATTTTATGTTTAAAAAACTCACTGGTATTGGGATCACTATAAGCTTCAGTCAACGGCATATTATCTTTACTATGATAAACCATTTTCTGAGCATTAACAACTTTCCCTTTACCAGCTTCTACTTTAATTTCCTTAATTCCTTTAATTTTACTCTTATTATTTTTATTATTTTTCTTAGGGTCTTCTCGATTATACTCAAACATACATTCCACTAACTTATCCAATTGAGGTTGAAGTTTTCTTTTCTTATTCTCTACAGCTATTCGTGACCACACAGTATAACAATCAGAAACATCTTCTCCTTTCTTCACGAGTTCAAAATGTCCATCATACCACACACAAAGATTAATATAATCTTCTACATAACCATCTCCCAAATACACCAAATCATCAGACCAATCCATACTCAAAATACATTGCTTAAAACTATCCTCTTCCAAATAAACTGAACAAGCATAACTAACGAGTGCAGAGAAAAGATCCTCTTCACTCCATCCCAATTGATATCTAAATCCACGCACTCCATTAACTTCATACCAAATTTGTCCATCATCATCCGTATAAGATAAGGGTTCACACTGTTTTCTCACTCTCTTCCACTGTCTTTTAGGGTACATGTAATTGTAAATTACATAGCCCAAAGAAGGCAGTAAAACGAGTAAACCAACAGCAAATTCCCACTTATAATCAATCAAAATCTTCTTCATTTTATCTATTGTAGTTTTCATGGAAGGCATAGTGGGTAAATTACAATCAATGTAATCCTCCCGCCAATGCCTCCATTCCATTCTACGATAGGGATCCTTCCAAAACCAATCAGTCAAACCCTCAGTTCTAATCAATGTCACATCTTCATTCTCATCATCCGAATCTTCTAATAACGGTTCATGTCTCACATCATTTTCTGCATCTCGTGCAGCATATGTTGCGAGCGCACTACCAAAATTCAAAAATTCTTCACGATTAGTCCGAAGACCATCACGCATTTTCTCAAACAGTTCATTATATGTCAAATTTCGTTCTACAGCTCTACCTGAAACGGGGTCAATTATATCAAAAACATACACATCAGTATTCAATGAGTTTTCAAGCGCTAACTCTCTTCTCAATCGATACCAAGTTCGTCCATTATCGGTATAACGTTCACCAAATTCAGGTTTCACTTTCACTTCCACTTGTAAATCAATTCGTCGTCTAAAAGCAGCGGGATCACGCAAAATATTATTTAAATTAGGATTCCTATTATTATCTGTTGAAATTATAACCTCTGAATTAAACCTAGCAAACTTTTTCAAGTCAACCTCGGCCACATTCAAAGGGCATTCAGCATTATTTGCTAAATGGATAATTTCAGCGAAGAAGGGAACTCCCTCGCCATGTTCTTCAAACAATTGAGAAGCATCATCACAGACACAAATACGGTGCATTTCTGCATTATAATTGGTCCAATACTTCTCTCCAG